TTGACCGTCGTCCAAAATGCCGCACCGCTGTCGAGCACAATCCCGAAATAGTTTCCGCTGGCAACCGCGACGCCATTAGGGGCCACCACATTCGTCATCGTGACCGACGTCGCCCCAGCACTCACGGGATTTGCGACTTGCATCGGCACCCAGGAATTTGCATCGCAGCAATTGTCCGGCCCCACCCCGCCCGTGAGTGTTCCACCCAATAAATATCTTTGCTGCCCAGCCTGGAAAAAAAGAATAGCCTCTTCCTCAGTCCAAACATGAATCCCAGTTGCAACCCATTCCTTCACCATGGCATTGCCGGCAAAGGTAGCGTCGCTGTATTGGCCCGCAGTCGGCGTTTCATCCTCAGCTATGACGCCGAGTTTCCGGTACGCCATGTTGACGATCAGCGTCCAGGCTGGATTGAATGCGCTCGTACCACTGGTCACCATCAGGGATAATCCGCACTTTGATTTGCAGTCGTCATGTTCACTGGCATCCAGGCGTTGCCCTCACCAGAACCATCGGCGCCTAAGAGCGCAGTTGATCCACCATTGGAGAACGGTAGGAAGAAATCGAATACTCCCATGTAGGAACCACTGTAAGTCTTCGGCACGCCAGGCGTGCCAGTGATGAAACTCGACGGCGTGAGTTGCTGTCCATCGATGTAATAGACCTGCGCCAACTTCCCATTGAAAAAATTACTTCCACTCACCTGCGCGCCGATATTATAGCGCGCCGTATAATTGTTTGAGAGTGCGGTGTTTTGGCTCGGGTAGGTGGCGGTCGAGAATGCACTTATCAAACTGCCATCAATATAAATTAATACCCGATTACTTGCGGTTCCCTGGGTCGTGTCTACAGCCACGACAACGTGATGCCAATTTCCATCGATAAAGATCGCCGTCGTGACAAGATTTACAATAATCGAACTGCTCGTTTGGCTAATGAATGATATTTCTCCAGTCGAGGCCAGACGAAGCCTAATACTGTTGTTCGTCGAACCATCGCCAGCATAGTATAAAACTTGGTTTGCACCGGTCGTGGAAGCCTTGAACCAAAGCGCAATCGTGAACTTCTGCTGATTAATATTCGTCTTGCCGGTCTGCGACAGATATTGCGACAGCGCCGGATTAAAGATCAGTGAACTATTTGCGATCACCGGCTGCGACGATGGCCCGGACTGATACAAAGTAATCAAATTTCCAGACGCCATAGGCCCCGGTAACCCTTGCGACAATATGAGATTCGATCCGGACGGCGGAACGAGAATAGTGGTAAAAAACACTGTCCCATTGTCCGCGTTAAGCATACAACCGACCTTGGCCCCCTGATAGAAACCAAAGATCGTCTGCACTGGAATCGATGTTTGCCCCACCACGGCATTCGCCGTGATCTGCACGCTGATCGGTCCTACAAAGACGTTCTGAGCCAGCGGGCGAGCGTCAGGAACCGATTGAAAATCGGGAACGCCCTTGACCAAATCTTGAGGCTGCCGAGGCTCCCAGCGCGCCTCATCCACTATGAGGCCATTCCACTCCATGCGCGTGCGTTCCGCGCGTTGGGGAAAGCCGGTTCGGTCGTCCACGCGGTACCATGAGCCAGGGCGATAATGTAATTTCCTTCCCATCAGGCACTACCAGCCGGTTCAATATCAGTCCATGATGCCCCAGCGAGCGCCTGCACCAAGGCGTAATAGGAAACGCCTAAGTCGTTCGCAATTTGCGTAGGAGTTTCACCTTTAAGATGTCGCGCCTTGGCGTTTGATACGATAGCCGCCGTTAGTACAGTCGCTCGTGTATTTCTGTTTTGCTCCGTGACGGTCGCCCACTTGCAATTTGACGGCTCATAGTTACCATCAACGTTAATGCGTTCGATGGAATGCTTTTGGCTCGGCGCCCTTCCCATATCAGCTAGAAAATTATCAAAACTATTGAGCCAGCGTTCACACATCGCAATTCCGCGGCCACCGTAATCAGGCCATTGGCGCGAACTCGGTTTTGTGCATCGTTGTTTTGCGCCGTGCCAAGTCTTGTATTCTTTGGTTGCTGATTTTCCTAGACTCGACGGGGCACGACGCTTCAAAAAATGAAGAGGGTGACCGTTTTGCCGCCAAGCCTGATAATGTGAGCGGCAAAATTGATGACCTTGAATTGGACGATCACAACCCTTGATGCAACAGGAGCCATCCGCAGTATAAGAAAGCGGAGGCGGCGATTTTTTGGGTTTAGTAGGATAAGGGCCACGAGGGCGACAACCACACGATTTAGTCAGGCCCTTTAGCAATGCAGGGCGCGCGGTAATCTTTACTTTTCCACAATCACACTGACAACGCCAAAGCACCGCGCCATCCTTCGCTCGACCACACGGCTCTAATGCAGTCAATTTTGTGAATCGGCGCCCTATTAAATCGAGTTTTGGACCATTGCGATTCATCGGAATGCCTCATGCGTTCAATGACTTGAACGAGGCTTATTATGCTCTATTTTTCGTAGAAAGTCCATGTGGTAAAAACTGCCGGGTTTATAGTGAAGCTTGCGGCCCATGTCGGCCTATTTCTTTTCTTCCAGCTTCGCCGCCTTCGCGTCCTCAATCTGCTTTTTCAGATCGGCATTCTCGCGCTGCAATGCCTCGATAGTCTGCGCCCACTGATTGATGACGTTATCAATTTGCAACGCAGTTTGGGCGGGTGTTGGCTGTTGTGCACGCGCGGGGAACATCAGCGCGAACGCCAGCATATTCACCAAAATCCAAATCTTAATGATGGTTAGCATTGCTCACCCCTATTGTGCTGGCGTAATCGTAATCGGAGCCACAGCTTTAGCGGCAGTCGTCCCCTGCCAATTCTGCACCTGAGCCGCCAGCTGTGCAAACACGCTGTCGGACCAAGCATTCCAGGCCGCCTGCCCAGTAGGATTTCCTGGAAAATAGGCCGTAACCCATGCGCTGTATGTCGCCGCGTCGGCATCGCTTATTGTTGAAGTTGCCGTCTCAGTTATCGTCCCGGCTGTGTTCTTGTAGGTGATGGTGATGGAGCCTGCGAGCGCCGGCAGAGGCGCGGCCATCAGCGCGAGCATCAGTGCAAATTGCTTGAGCATCTCAGTGCACCCTCCGTTCAAGTTTGCGCACCCGCGCGTCAAGCTGCTGGATCGCGCTGACCGCATAAGGAAACGCCGCCAGCATATCGAGGCCGTTGGGCTTGCCTTCGCTATCGTACCGCGTGAACTGCGGAAGAACCTCTGCGTAACGCTCGGCTGAGAAACCAACGCGAAGCTGCGTGCCACCATCCGCAATACCATCGTTGTAGCGATAGGTGGCGGGGTCAAGGGCATTCATCACACTCAGGCCGTCAACGAGCGGTTGCCAATCGTGTTTGAAGCGGAGCGACGAGACGTTGCCCAGGCAGATACCAGCCGTTCCTGTGCCAGCATGGAGGCCGTGCAACGTCGTGTCCTGACAGACTGTGGTGTCAGTCAAACCGGCGTCGGAACTAATCTGGTTTATCTCGACCAATTGTGTGCCGCCTAGGATCGTAATCCCCGCAAGCGCCGTATTCTGCGTGCCTGACGCCGCCGTGCTTTGTGTGGTCGCCAGCACGATATTGCCGCCTGCGCCTGAACCGTTACTGAGCGAACCTTGAAGCGTCCAAGCAACGCCTGCGGTATTGGCATTACCTGCGGCGACGTTCTGTACTTCAAGCGTCTGAGCGACGGGGGAGGCGGCATCAACATTTCCAAGCTGCCAAGTCGCTGCGGCAGGTGCCGACAAAACCGCTGTACCATTGCGTATGAAAAATAGCCCAGTATTACTGCTTGATCCTACATTTGTAGTCGCAACGATTTGACCAAGTGCGGTGAGTGTTCCAGCAGTAGTAATCCCATAATCAAATTTGGCTCCCCCGTTTACACTACAGCCAAAACCAGTCGTAGAGACGCTATAGCAGCCGGTCGTAGAATTGCCGACCACAAGAGAGGGTGCCGCCGCACTGCCCGCAGATGACGTTCGCAAAATCCCCGTCGCCGTTATCGCAGCGGCACCAACAGTCCCGGTAAAAGTCGGGCTAGCCGTCATCGCCACGGCAGTCCCGGTGCCGCTGATCGTGTACTCACCGAGCACACCGCCGTTGTTGTATTCGATATTGGTGGATGAGCCGCTGGTGATTGTCGTGGTGCCGACTGTCAGGCCGCTTATGAATGCCGTTGAATTAAAAGCATTTGATCCGAGTGCTCCACCGGGACCGGATGAGGTAATGGCAGAACCGGCGCCAATCGTTGCGGTCGTGAATTTTCCTGTTGATGCCGTCGTGCCACCGATAGCACCGGGAGCCGCAAACGTCGCGCCGCTCAGACTGCTGGCGTTCAGGTTGGCGACGTTCGTTGTGCTCGCCACGACGAGAGGTGCGGTGCCAGTCGCGAGAGTCGAAGTAATTTGACTGTTAGTAGAAACCGGACCAGTCAATGTGCCGCCAGCGAGAGGAAGAAAAGGACCCGCACCCGCAGCGGCAGAAATCACACCCGCCGCTGCGGTAATTGTTGTTCCGTCAACCTCAACGCAACCAAAAGCAGCCGAAGTAGCTTGATTACATGAGATCGTTCCCGTCGTGGTGATTGGACCACCACTTAAACCGTTGCCCGTCGCAACACTCGTAACAGTCCCGGAACCACCGCCGCCGCTCACATTTGCATTAATCGATCCGTCAGAATTGACCTTAAGCTGATTCGCTGGAGTAGTCGTGTCGGCGATAAAAACTGTGCCGAGGTAATTCGTCTGCGTTGCCAACGCGACAACACCCGCTCCCAGCACCGCACAGAACGCGGCGATCGGAATGGTTTTTAGATTGTTCTTTATCATTGCGCGTTCACGTTTATCGACCCGTCCGAATTAACCTTCAACTGATTTGTTGGCGTTGTGGTGTCGGCGATAAAGACCGTGCCGAGATAGTTGGTACGCTGCGCAAGCGCCGTAACGCCAGCACCGAGCAGTCCAGCCAGCGCAGCGATTAAAACAGTCCGGAGATTTCCCTTCATCCCCGCAATGAGCGTGAATGACCGTGATGCGATGAAGCGCCGCAATCCTCTCATGAGACAAAACCTTCCTTAGCTCTGCGGAATACCCTTAGTGCCGCGCATGTAAACGGTATACCCCGAATTCGGCATCGCGCCGAGCGTCGTAAACTTGATCTTGCCGGTTGCGCCAGCCAGAATCGCACCAGTAGAACTCACCGCAGCCAAGCCGCCAAATTGCGAATAGTGCATCTTACCAAATCCCCCAAGCACCATGGCATTCGCCGAAGTCGTTGCGTCCCAAATAATCTCCAGCGCCATTCCCTTCACGTCGTACTCAATCTCCGTGATCTTGATATTCGAAAGGGGATAAAAGTTTTGCCCATACAAGAAAATTCCCAACGGTCCAGCAGCCGAACCATCGACCTTTACGACGTTCGTCTCGCCTGTTCCGTCCGAAAGATTCGTGAAAACGTAACCCCAGTTACGGCGCCCATTCGCAATCAATTGGGATGTCACAGCATCGGCCATCGCGCTCGCTCCTAGCCGACGTTAGACCTGAGCCTGACCAAACAGCCCCGTTGTCGGGTTGGTAACCAGCGAACCGATCGTCGGCGACACCCGCATAAACAAGCGCTTGGTGCCGTCAGACGCCGACTGCGTCGCGTAAGTTGCGCGCACGTCGCCGGTCGTGGTCGTAGCTGGATTCGTGGTGTCGGCTGCGACAAAGCCCGCATTTGCTGTGATGACCGCATTATTCCAATTGATCAGCGTATCGCCGAAGAAACTTGCGAGAATACCAAAGCCATAAATGTCGGCGGTCCCCACCGAGTAATTATGCGCATCACTAAAGTTCGGCACGACGGACACAATAGCTTTACAGGTCTTTAGCGTGTTGACCGTATTTGCGCCAGCAGCGACGGTCACCAGTTGCGTGCACGGATAGCCGTAGATATCGATCATATTGACCGTGAACGTGCCGCCCGAACCACCGGAGACACCAGAAATAGAAACGGCGCGACCGACATAGGTGCCGCGATTGTAAAACCCAGTCTGGAAATTGCCCCCCGATCCGAAGACCTGCAGCGAAGGTAATCCGTCGATCACAACACCCGCGCTAAGCGTCAATCCGGTGGGCATGAAGAATGCCGGCGCCGCTACTGACAAAACCGTAATGCCGGCACCAGAACTCGCCCGCAACGTCATCGCAGTGCCGTTCACCACATTAGCGAGCGGCGCGATATTCGCGGTTGCTATTGCACTCGGAACATAATTTGCAACGATCGGATCAGCCGCGCCGTACCAACCGACAATGCCAGGCTGTGTAGCCGAAGAACCGCGGGCGTTATACGCCATGCGATGATCCTGCATTCCGCAGGACAAAAAATCGAGACTCGGTGCCGCGTTCGGCGGAAAGCCTAAGTTGCTCGAATTACTCCAGCGCCCAAGCGCACGATGCAACGGTGCAAAGATTGTAGAAACGCCGCCCATGACAGTCTCTCCTTCTCGCTACGCCCCAGCGCATGATGCGCAGGCGGACCCTTAATCGGAGGTCAAAGGCGAATCAGGCCAGAGCTTCCATAGGTGCCGAAAGGAACGAGTCTGAAAGGGAATCGGCAACCGACAAAAGCCCGAAAGACTGATTGCCTGATGCCTGATTGGGAGATTAGGGGAGAGTGGTGGCGTTGTCAAGAAAAAGCCGCCCTCAGTGAAGAGGGCGGCTGGTGTCGAACATAGGTTTATCGCGTTGATTAGTGGGTCTGTTTCCAGACAGCCTTTCCGTCCGGTCCCATCGCCCACAAATCGGGGCGCGTTTGGACGCGTATTTCGTCGATATGGTCGTCCAGTTCGTCTTGTGTAAGCCGTGCCCCGAGATGCTCATCGGGGGCCGGCAGATCGCATTCCTCCAGGTCTTCTGGGTTGATGCCGAAGACATTCCGATCAAACGCTACCCTATTGTACTGACCCGTGACGGCGACCGTCACAGTCCCATCGCTCTGATAGGACTCGATGGTTACGCGATGCCCTGACGTTTTGAGCAGATAGAGTTTGGTGGGCGGGCACGCCTCGTATGCCTTTCGGACGGCAACGGGAGCCGCCGCCAGTTGTTTGTCGCGACGCCGCTGTTGAGCCTTGGTGAGTTTACAGATGATCGCCATTGGTCTGTTCCTTTCCTGAGTGCCTATTGAGATAGTCGATTGCAGCTTGAAGAATAGCAACTGAGTCGCGCGCATAGCCAAGAACGCGATTGCATCGCACATCCAAAAGCCCACGCACGGCGCCTGTCTCATGGTCATGGTCAACCGCCAGCGCCTTCGGGCGACCATTTCGAGGATCAATAGCTGTCTCTGGCTGTTCGCAGATGGCACACTTGCCACCTTGCTCTTTGAACATCCGGTCGTATTCCGCCCCCGTGATTCCGAATTTTGTTCGCACATTCCACTCCCGACCGTAAGCCGCGTGGTATTCCTTGCGCGATTCACCCTCCACCTTCGGCAACGGCGCACGCCAATGGACGTTTTCCTTTGAGAAAGGCAACGATCCATCGATGCGTTTGAACTTATGACTAGGAGTTGGGCGCTCGCCAACATCGGCAAGAAACGCATCGAACCGGTCCCACGCTGCCGGGTAAAGGCCTGGATGCCGCGATCTAACTGTTTTCCAGGTTGCCGTCAGAGGATGTTGCGCTTGATAATAATGGTGGGTGCAAAGATTTTTAGCGAAGGGCTTTTCGTTACAGCCTTCGACGATACATTTCGTTCCGCGCCTTACATTTTTGCGCTCCAGCGTTCCATTGCGTCGGAGTCTCCAATAACAACTCTGACAGAGTCCGCGCGCAAAAACTTCGTTTCCGTCTCCTTGGTTACATTTCATTTGGCATTTCCTTTCCTGTATTCCTGATTGCCTGATACCAATACTTACACGCACGGTTCCACGTGTCAAGCAACAAAAAAGGCCCGGATTGCTCCGGGCCGATTCGCCGTAAGTCGTTGATATTATTGGCTAAACACCAGGTGTGGCATAATAATTTCGCCAATCGGTGACGCCCGCACTGAACCGCATATATTGTGCCGCTTTCGCGTTTTTAGTATCGAACTCGTTGTCAGTGTCAAACATCGGCTTGTCGCGCCACATAAATCTCGCCCCATACGGCGCATTCGTCCGGATAAACCACGCCGTCGCCGACGTGAGATAGTGATTGACCGCGATCCCCTTCGGGAACATCCCCGTCGCCTTGATGACGTTGATCGCGTTGTTCGACGTGTCGTTCTGCAGGATCGAATGGATGATCCGATTCGCGTCGAACCAGTTTGCCGGCGCTATGCCGAGCATTTGCGGAATCAACGCTATCTTGTTGCCGCGGTAATCGACCGCCTGCATGATCTGGATTCCCAAATCTTCGATTGCGACCTCGGAAAGGTCCGCCGAAGTCGTGAGAAGATTTGACTGGTTACCGGTGATGCTCGGATGCGCTGCAGAAAAGAACGCCGCACCATCGCCGATCGGGTAAGCGGTATTGAAGCCCTGATTGAAGACGTTGGCGGCGATGATTTCTTCGGTCTGCCGGCCGGCGAACGCGAGCATGGCAGCGCGACGTTTGGAAACGACCTCGTACAGATTGTCGCGCAGCTCCTCGAAGGTGACGATGTAACCGCCCGCGTATGCGACGTGCGTGTATCGAGTGATCGAGCCCTGGACTTCGGAATCGTAGTTGAGCGCCGCACCCTGATCTTTTTCCCGAAGAACACCGAAGCCGGAGATTTCCACGTCTTCTTCGTAGGCCTTGTCCGAAGTCTCGACATCGAACCATTCCGGATATTCCTGCATGTGCTCGGCATATTGCCGGCCCCACCAGGTCTTGATTCCGGGCCATAAGGCTTTTGGGTGGGCTCCAGTTGTGATTACGCCGCCGATGGTCGCCATGTTCGTGTTCTCCTAAATGGGTTGCGGCGCTTAGAGGCCGGCGGTGCCCTGCTGCAGGGCGGACAGGTTGAGCATGACGTTCCAGCGGGCGTAGTTGCCGATGGCGTTGTCGGGGCCGCGGGTGAGGCCTAGGATTTTGACCTGATAGGTGGCGTTGCCCGCGCCTGCGGTGGAGCTTGTCAGCACCCAACCCGACAGGCCGACGTTTGTGTTGCCTCCAACGCCCGCGTTGAGGTTGGCGTTGGAATAGCCCGCGTTGGCGACAGCGATGGCGCCGCCCACTGAATCTTCCTGGATGGAATACATCACGTCCGGATCGTCGCAGACAAAGCCGTAGCCGATGGTGGAGGCGGGGCGATAGATCGTGTTGCTCTGTAGGAGCGTGACGCCGGAACCTGCAGGACCGTTCGACGGGCCAAGGAAAGAACCACCGATGATATTCGTGGCGCCTGCAGTGGCGATGCCCCATGCCGGAACGCCGAAAGCGTCAGTGGTCCCAAGCGGAATAAGAGGGTCGCCGATGAAAATGTTTCCGCCTTGGGAGGCCGGAATGTAAATCAACTTCCCCTGACCCGACCACGTGGTGCCGTTGAGGTTAAGGGGTTTCAGTCCGAAAGGTGCATTGTTATTCGCCATGGCCCGAGGCCCTCCAAAGGTGCAAACGAAAGCAGGGGAGGCGCGAACTTGCGCCGTACACGATGCCTTATTGCCTTTGGAGATACCTTGGAGGCGATTAGATCAGATAAAACTCTGACTCATTCCTGATCACGGGCCGCTAAACCGACACGGAAATTCACACGACTGCTTTAGCCTTTGTGGACTGAAATCATTTCTTCGGCCGGGCTGTAGAATTTTCCTTGGTCGGAGGCTTGGGCTTGGCCCGGCTCTGCGCGAACAGGCTTCTTTTTGATGCCTTCGACTTTTGCCTGAGCTACGGCGTGTCTGGCATCCATTTCCTCTTGCCAGAACACATTCGGTAACTCCATCGCGTAACCGTATAGCACGTTATTGTCTCGTCCGGTGCCTACGGCGCGCTTGAGTGGAGACCCATCCCTTGGGTTCTTGACGTGTGCCCAGCCCGACGCTTTTGCCTCGTCGATTCGGCCCGCAACATCATTGAACCAGTGACGATGATAACCGGGTCTTGCCGGTAAAGCAAGTTTTTGTGAGAACGCTCCCCATTCCTGGCGGTTCTTTTCTCGCAATGCGCCGATTCGCGCGATTGCGTCTTCAAGAGTTTCATTCTCTTGCGGTTGTGCGTCTGCGCTCATATCGGGCGCTACATTTACTGCCGCGTCGGCGGCTTGTTTGGCGGGACGGCCCGGTTTTCGCTTTTGGGTGGTGCTGTTGTCCACAGGATTTTGTTGCGATGGAGCGCCGCCCGCCTCGGGATTCGGATCGTAGAATGACGGCTGCTGGGTTTCATCGGCCATTTGGCTTCGTCCTTCGCTTCTGTTCCATTTCCAAAACATCGCCGTGCGGATCGGAGTACAGCGCCATGTATTCCGCCTCCGTGTAGTCCGGCATGTTCCGCTTCATGCGGTTGTAAGCGTCGCGGGCTTCCGCGCGCTCAGCCGGGTCCTGGATAGAGTTGATGGTTGCCGCAGTTGCGCCGGGACGTGGCGCGGGAGGTTCGGCTGTCGGCTGCGCTACAGCGGCGGCGCGGCGATGGCGCGGTTGCGGCGGGACGGGATCACGCGGTGGCGAACCAAAGCGTTCCGGATATTTCTCGACCACGCGGCTTTTTGCTTCCTCCAAAAGTTCGCGGTCAAGGTCAGGATTGACGTTCAACACGTCCTGCGTCGCGCCACGCTCGTTGAGGATTTCCTGATGGAAGGCGATCATAGTATCGCCCAATAGTTTGTTGGAATTCATCCATGGATTGGCCGCAAGAAACGCCTGTACGGGCGCCGTCACCTGAGGTGCAGTCGGGCGCGGCGTTTCTACTGCGGGTCTCACAGGCTCGGCTGCAACTGCGGTCGGACGCTGACTCGACAACGCCTCAGCCTGCTCGACAAGTTGATCATAGGCTTTTGTATCACCACTTTCGACAGCGGCGCGCTTTTTAGACTCGATTTCCGCGAGCGCCCGATTGTAGCCGCGCTGGTCCGCGGTGCGCCCCATTTCGCGAAGGTCTTTGATGATTTGCAGTTGCTCGCTAGCCGTAGCGCGCAACGCACCGAATTCGGTTTCGAGTTTACCGAGGCGTTCGGTCAAACGGCGGTTTTGATCGCGCACGATCGGCAGGATGTTTTCACCACGGGAAATGAAATCTGCCGCAGGTTGCCATTTGCCGGGAGGACCGCGGTATTCCGCGAGCGGCTTCCATCCCATTTCTCGGGCGCGGGCCTCGGTTGCCGGATCGTCGGCGACCGGGGCGCCATTCAATTCTTCGGCGCCCTCATCCGGCAAATCCGGAACGTCGGGATTCTGCGGAACGCTGGTTTCAATCGTGGTGCCTGCCATTAGTTATCCCCTGATTTCTTTCTGCCTGAGTTTTTCCATTGCGTCCGCAATTTCGGTTACCGTCGCTGTTTTCAGTTCCGCCTCATACGTCGCACCAATACTGCAGTAATCCATGATGCGATACATCTGACCGTCACGGCCTTTGATCTGCTTGCCGGCGTATTTCTCGATATAGACTCGATCGCCGGGCTTTGGCTTTTCTCCGGTCCATGGCGTCATGTCTTCGTTGAGCAGGAAGGCTCCCGGAGAGACGGCAACAAGCACGCCTGATTCGGCGGCCATGCTCATCCGCTCGATCACGTCTTCGGGAAGTTCGACGTTTCCGCTGGTCTTCGGCGAGCAGGCATCCATCAGGACCAGAACGCATTTGCCGACGACGCGCACGCCGCTGGTATCCGTTCCGGACCATTGCGCGGGGATGTATTCGGCGTGGACGCCTTTAATCAGACGCGGTTCCACTCGTTTCCTCCGTTTCCTCTTGCCTGTAGAAATTCTTGATATGCTCCAACGAAAGACTTTGCAACTCACGCAACATCAAAAGCCTTCCGCGCAATTCACCTTCCTGTGGAAGAAGCCTCCCCTCTTCCAGTAAATCCGAGGCCGATGTCCGGAATGCTTCGATCTGATCGCTCAGATGTTGTAGATAGGCGGCAGTGATCGGCTGGTGCCGCCAGAGGTTATAGTCTTGGTCCGATAGCTCCAGCAAGAGCGATTCGTGAGCGGGGCGGCGGGTCATTGTGGTAGTCCACCAGACGGCAAGCCTCCGTTACCCGGCAGACGTGGAGGCACCACTGGAGCACCGGGAGCGGAGGGGAGCGGCGGCAACCCTGGCGCGGCTGGTCCAGGCGCAGCGGGCGGCGGCGCCGCAGCGGGTGCGACGGGTCCAGGCGGCATCTGCGGAAACGGCGGCAATGAACTCGGAGGCGGCAGCGACGATATATTTGTTCCAGCATCCGCTATATCTTGGCGATTTTTCGCGGCATCATTGGTCAACCGGCCCTGACCTATCCGATGCTTGGACTCAACGTCTGCGGCCCGAACTTGTGTGTTCGTGGCCTCGATATGCAACTCCATGATCCGCAACTGCGCGTTGATCCAATCCATCTGCGGACCGTTCGCTTTCGATGCCGCCATCGCCATATTGAGATAGGCCTGCGAATTGTCTTTGAGTTCCGCAGCACGTAGACGCCCAAGCTCAGCTTGCTTTTCCTCCATCGCCATTTGCAGCATCATCGCTTGCACTTGCGGATTCGGCGGCGGGGTGAACATTTCCTCAATACGGTCGAAGCTCGCGGCTTCGAACAACCGCGTGTAAATATTCTTTTGGTCGATAAGCGGATCGCCCTTGAACTGCATTCCAATCTGAGCGCGCCCCAGCTTTTGCATGTCTGTCGTCATGGTAGGATCGGCTATCGGTTCAACACCGCCGCCCATCCGATAGTCGTCCGGCGACACTTCCCGCCACTCATCACCAATCTGGTAGCGCTGACTCTTCTTTATGTAAATGCGATTGAGCCGATAGAGTTTGTCGAATTCGGATTTGAGCGCGCGATAGACGCGCTTGTGAATCGCCGTATAGACCTGCAAGCCCTGCTCGATCAGGGCGAGAATCGTAGTCGGCGGCGCGTTGGCTTTCTCAGCACCACCAGCAAGGATTTCCTGAGTGCCCGCGACTTGCTCCGCAACCTTTGTCAGTGCACCGAGCAGTGAGAATAATACTTGAGACGGCCCCGGAAATGGAATCGGAAACACAGCATCGCGAATCGCCTGGCCTTTGGACCCTACACGAACGTACTTCCCGACCTGGAAATTGACCGGCCCGGAATGAATCGAAAGCTGATCGGAGACAAAACCACCACCCGCATTCTGCAGATGCCCGGCATCGAACATCTGATTCAGCGTGGTGTTGATGGCCTCGTTAAGCGGACGCAACAAATGACCGAATCCAACCGGATAAGAGCCACCATCGGGATTCGGCAGAAACGGAATCAGCGTGTAATGATCGACCGGAACGATTTTAAGAATTTCCTCGCGGTCGGCGCCTTCATCCTCAGTCAATGCATCATCATCGTCTTCATCAACATCGGCGCCTTTCCCGGCCTGAATTCCGTCCTCATCGTACCGCGCCACGATGCGGACGACCTTGGATGAGCGCTTGTGCACGGTAACAATATACGGCTCGGGATAGCCGTCATCGTCCAAATCATACCGGCGATGCTGTTCAAGGAAGACATGCGGCGCGTCTTCATCGCCGGCATCGGCTTGTTCGTTGGCTGTTTCCCCATCGCCGCCCGGACCATAGACCAGCGGCAGGAACACTTCGGAACGTTCGTACTCTTCAATTTGGTGGGGATAGAGAGTGAGGATTTCAGTATGGCGCGGGGCATCATCGAAACTTGTTGCGTGATAATTCCACACAAGATTTTTGAGCGGAACGAGCAATGACCGATTCCTGTTCTCTATCGGGTCGCGATAGGTCTTCCGAACCGCACCCCCGACAATCGGGATTTGAAACAGCAAACTATCTGTTTGCGATTCCCACTCCTTCATTTCGTCAAGCAGCTGCCAACTCATATGCTCACCGACACGATCGGCGCGTTTGCGCTTGTCTCCAGGCGCACTCAGCCAAATTGGCGAGCCGTCAGGATGGAGTTTTGGCTTGCCATCGGGCTTGCCGTCTTCGGTTGCGGGAGTTCCTTTGTCGGAACCCCACACGACGCCCTTAACGACGTTGCGGTTTTTGACGATGGCCGGATAGGTGCGCGCGTTGAATTGGATTGCCGCTTGGGTGATGAGCGGGAAGATTATGTTTGACGCGCGGGGCCACGGATAGGTCTTTTCCTCAGCCTCTTGCGTGGCAAACTTCATCGCCTTTTCGGCTTTGTCTTTCCAATCCGAGCGGGAGTTTTCGTCAATGTTGAATTCGAAGACAACGAGTTGCCCGAGCTTGTCGCGCACGTCGGGCGCATAGTTCTCGGCAAGATTCACTTCATCGATTTGACCGACGAGAAATTCTTTGATGCTTGAGTCTTCGGGACGACCGTAGGTGCCGTTGTCTTGTTCGGCGTCTTCGGATTCAGATTCCGGCGGGACTTGCTCCGGCTCGGGCGCGGGGACCGGCGTTGCTGTGGGTGGTGCGAGCGATCCGTTATTGAGTGAAGACGTGATGGCCATCAGCGAACCTTTTCAACCACAACGCCTAATGGTAATTCCGCCGATGGCTCCGGACCGAACCATTCGCCGGGCTCAAGCGAAAATGAGAACCGCACATAGCCTTGGATTCGATCTTCTTTGGTATCGAAGTTTGTTTCGCGATTCGCCTCCGGCGGAACACGCACAAAAGTTTTCCGTCCTTGCGCGAATAGGTTGAGCACATACTGAGCGCCGCTCAAGGCATCATCATTGGTTTTCGCCTCCACATGTGCCTGACAGTGTATGAAACCCGGCATTTCAATTCGCGGCGGCGACAGCCACACTACGGCGGTCCACTTGTCGTCTGCAAATCGGACTTCCATTGCCGCTACTCCGCAATCTTGCGCGACGCAAAATTCGATTTGATGTTCTCGTTGAAATACCGCCCCGGCGATTGGTTCTGAGTGAAGGCGTCATGCTTCTCGACCGGCACATCATCGAAGACGTGAACCGCGCCGGGCTTGCCGTCTTTCTTGAACTGGACGGTGAGTTGTCGCGTTGCCGGATCGTAATGGTGGCCGGTGAACATGGAGGATTCGATTGGGGAGAGGTCGGGGATTTTGGTCATCGCTCTTCAGCCGTGTATGATTGCGGAAAGGGCAAAGAGAAAACCCACGACGCCACCGACAATCATAATTATGCAGCACACGAGCGCACAATAATAGGAGACCGTAGGAAATCCGGACGGCTGCGCCATCGTCAATACCCCGTCACTTCGCTGCGCCCACGATCATCCGCACCATATCCGGCGACAGGATAATCGTCACTTCCCGTAGACTGTCCGCGCGTGAGCGCCGGGGCAAAGAGTTGAGCGGCGGCATATTCCATGGCGTTCATGATGTGTGAATATGGCCCCTTGTCAGGACGGCTAACATAACGCTCAGGACCAGCAACTTGCAAGCGCCGCAGATTATATCCTCCCAAAAATCCCTTGCGAATAGTCTTGCACCGAGGATGCAACACAAACTGCGGTTCTCCACCGATCAACGTCCGGAGTGGCTTTCGAACCGATTCCATGCGCAAGGTAGGGTCTTGCTCGCTCCCGACAATGTCAATTCCTTTTGTGGCGGCAATCTCAAAACAGGTTTTTTTGTCTGTTTGTACCCGCTGTTCACCGGCTGGGTCACCCCAGTCCTCAAACGTAACGCTGCCCTTGAAGGAGCGCCGGCAGTGTTCCAGTACATCATCGGAGAACTGATCAAACCCCATGCTTGTCGAAGTCATTTCGTCGAAGATCAGCCATCGGCCGTCAGGCAAGAGTTGCGAGAAACAACACGCCGGGGTAAGCCCAAAATCGTAGCTGCGCATGATCGGCGTTCCTGGAACAGGGTTAGCCTCGCGCAAATGCAGATGGTCGCTATATTCCTCATAAACCGGCCTGCCGTCGACCACAAACCCATATTCACCATTGATATAAACCTTGATCCACTCAGGCTTCTTTCCCTCCGCAAGCATCTTATAGTAATTCGGGTTATTGAGGTTCGGGATATTCTCAGCCTTGGGCGATAGCCCCGAAGGTTGCTTGAAAATCTTCGCAAACCAATCCGGGTGTTGTTTTTCTTCAAAGAATCTATACCAATCGGAATCTTGATCGGGCGGATTCGTATCGAGGAATAATCCCTCCCATGTACAGCCACCCATAGCCTTCGAAGGCCACTGCCCTATACGGCCCTGGATGGCATCGATGATCGGCCACGGAATCTCGCGGGCCTCATTGACCCACGCGCCTGTGACTTCCAATGAGAGAAGATTTGAAACGTGATCCGGTCGATCGAGCGCCCGAAACAGAATTTCGAACTCGCAGCCTTCGAATCCTTTGACGACATAACGATGATCGGTCTCGTAATATTTTCCGAATAGATGGACCGGCAACCACATGTGCACGGTTTTGATGGTCGTATCTTTTAGCTGCGAGAAGGTATTGCGCACCACGAGCCAGCGCGTGCGTCTTATGCCGTCAGGACCGGGCTGTTGTGCATTAGCGCGGATCGGGATTTCGACGGCACAGCCCGAAGACTTTCCGCTACGGAATGGCCCCATGAGGCCGCGCACACGCGCGTTGCTGCCGGCAAATGCGCGGATGGTCGGGACGTGGACGTAACTGTAGCGGATATCCATTAAACACCGCGGCTAAGAAGCCCCTTGATCCGAAACGCAAGAACGCCAGCATCCTCATTCGGGTCGCGCCGCAACTCGCTGTAGATCACGCGCTCGACTTCCGCGGCGTTATCGCCAGTCACGCCAAGGCGCGCTCGCACGTCATTAAACTTTTCTTCAAATTTTTCTTCCTCTGTCACGACATCGCCCCTGTCGTCGCAAAATCCTGTTTGCGCTTGTACAGCGAACACGCCGGCCGATCCCTCGCTACCCGTGGCACGAATGTTTCCAATTGCAATGCAGGCTGGCCTAGCACCGTCTGTGTCTGTCCTAACAAAACCACTGTAGGAGGATTCCCATGGCAGTCAGCCATGTTTTGCTTGAACTCTTGCGCGTAGACGCAGGTTCCGCATTTCGGGAAGGTGATACTGACGATTTTATCGTTCATTTGCTCGTTGCCTTTTTGCCTAAGAATGTTAGTGCGTAGCCCGCTTCATTGCCGCCCGTAATCGCCTGTCCTGTGGATCATCGCCCGCGTAAGGCGTCATGTCGAGTGCCGCTGGGACTCGTCGGATTCTCTCATCTTCGGCGCGTTTCACGTTGGCCTTCATCACGCGATTATAAGCCGCAACTCCAGCAGGTCCATATGCCAATTCGACGGCGTAAAGCTCTGCACAGGTCGCGACGCCATGGGCGTGATAGTAAATCTCATCGCTTGGGGATTTCATCCGCAGGCATGACAGCAGCACTTCGAGATCGTGGCTTTTGGCTTCGCGCAAGGCATCGATGATCGCCTTTTCGATTCCTTCGTGGATTTTCAGGAACCGATCCGTGTCGATCCACTGGCCTTTGTAATTCCATAGCGGCAGGTCCCGATCGATGAAGATCGTGGCGCCGTCTTTGCTGTAGCCGGCGAGGTAGGGAATATCCCAGTCCTTGGCGTTGATTGTGCGTTGCCGCGCCATCTGTTTTGCGACGATCGGCAGATTCAGAATTACCTTTGTCTCGGGCAGCGTGAAGGGGAACGGATCGTCCTTGTCTCCCCCACTCATTGCGAATCACTTCGCCTGCTGATTCGGAGCGTTCACCGTAATCAGCGGCCGGCTGATAGGCCTTTCGCGCTTATGACGATCCACCAAAGCAAACTGCAGAAGATCAAGGCGACCCAGCCGCGCCAATTCCATTGCCTGCCAAGAACTCGCACACAGGTTCCTGCGCTCCGTAGCCTCATCTGCTTTGCCGCCTGCGCGGCTATAGCCTAACTCGACTTCGATGGGGCCATGGCCTTCAACGGTGAGGGTGTCGGACCAGCGGACGGAGCGACCGCGATCTTCGAAGTTCACGGAGAAATCATCCGGCATTGGCCGGACTTGTGCGGCGACATGGGCTTGCAGCGTGCGGGGCATTAGGTGCGCGGATGGCTGTGTGCGAACTTGTGATCGCCGATCGACGGATATTTGGCGTGAACCTTACTGCGCACCGTCGCCTTCTCCGCTGGCGTACCATGCTGTGAGACACGCGCAAGCGCATTGCGCGCATGGTTCGGATCATTGATCGGATAGCGGCGCCCCGGCAACGCGAACGTGCTTGTGGGCAGACGGTTGCGTTTTGCGGTAGTCAGTTCTGCCATAGTGCGCAATCTCCCCAAATAAGTGGCGGCTTCACCCGATTAAGCGATACAGATGTCCGTGAGGCTTGCGCCTCCCCTATTCCCCACGCCAGCATCGGGTGCGTTTATGCCCTACGGGCCGCTGGCCGAGCAGGGTGAGCTTGAGGAACAGGGCCGAACTCAACATCCTTTACAGATTGACGGTGTCTCCATTCGATCAGGCGGGATTGATGGAATTTGGCTTTCAGTGAAAGGGGGCGCCCCCACCACCTTGTAGGATAAAGCCAAAATCGTGCCAGCCGATGAGAAAAAGAAGAAACCACAGGAAGAAGCCGAACAGGAATGGTCCACGTTGCCCAAACCATCCGAACCATCCGATGCCCCCAAATGACAAGAGGGCCAATATCATCAGCATCCAAAAGAGCAAGCCTATTGGCATTGGGTTGCCCTCCTATGGGGCTAGGGAAAGCGTTACGTCGCCGCTGCGGGTGTTGCAGCTGGCTGCGCTGGAGGCGTCGCCATGATCGGCGTAAACGGCTTGGCCGCTGAGGTAACCGGAACCGCAGGCGTTGCCGTCGTACCTGACGCCGCAGCACCACTCGCAGCCTTGACGCTTGCAGAAGCCGGCACAGGCTTCTCCACCTTCCGATACGTCGCCTCGCAATGGAACGGCGCCGCCTTGTCGTCTCCATCGTCGCCTTGGAACAGCGGGACAGATTCGAGCGCGAAGGTATGACCACGATGATCGATGACCAGAACATTCACAAGGCGATCAACGAGCGTGGCAGATAATTCATCGCCGACGACATAGCCCACGCCTGGCGAGGTGTCGCTGGGTACGACTGCCGTAACGACATTGCCGGCAACAGTGATGGTGGCCTTTGCGCCCTTACCAGAACCAGCGATTAGTGGAACGTCTTTGTAGACGCCGTTGCGGTAGGATTCGCCGCCGACGATTTCACCAAAACCCGTGATGCCTCCACCGGAGGCAATAGGCGGGGGAGTTGGAGTCGCGGAACCTGTGGTGCTTGCCAAAGGCGGCGACGTGCTTGCTGAAGATGGCGGTGCAGACGGCTCCACAATCGGCGTGGCCGCCGTCACCGACACCGAAAAGCCCGAGCCATCATTTCGCGGAGAGACCACAAGAGCCACGAACGGCTCCGAATCATCCATGCTCTTCATGCCGCGGGCGCTTTTGTGATCGGCATAGAAAAAAACAGTCTGACCAAGTACCACGGCTGAGGATGTCGAACCTGGACCGGCGTTAGGAGTGGGGGTTGCCATTGTTGTGTCCTTCATGTTTTCGATTGAGATTGACGTAAACGCGCGATCTGTGCGCCTTGTTCCGCCAATGATTTGCCGACGTTCTGCAGAAAGCCTCGTTGGAAGCGCTGCGAATCGAATGCTGCCTGGATTGACTGGTTACGCTGATCGGACTGTGCCGCTTCATCCTGATCGCCCTGACCCGCAGGAAAGGCGTATTCGGATTGGCCTTCGGGCATGAATGCGGGAGCGTCGGGCATCAGTCGCAACACGGCTGCTTATGCGCAAACTCAGTGCGCGGATGTGCGTAGATATTCGACTTCGCGCTACCCTCACCGCCGCGCGGCTTGGCTTCGCCTTCCTTCACGTCGTCGTTGACGCCGGAAGTTTGGTATTCGCCGACTTCGATGCCGTCTTTGGATTTGGACACCGCGCTTCTCCTTCGTAGAACCGCCGCCACTGCTCACGCGATAACGACGGACCCTGGTATCTCGGGTCGATCACTCTCGTTTCGGCAACGTCATCGCACAAAGCTAAACCTTCCCTTCCCGATTCCAATCGTCCATGTGCGGACCATGCTTGGGCGCAGCCTGCGCCGGCAGATGCCCCTTGGTGTGATGGATGGCGGGAGGCGTAGCGCGCTCCGAATCGCCCATGTGCATTTTCTCGCCAGTACGCGCAGAATGATCCGGGTGCATACCGTCGCCGCCATGCGCTTCCGAGTACGGCTCGACGCCGAAGTTTCCACCACCTGACACGAGACCGGAAGCCATCGCCTTGCGCGGGCTCATGCCTTTGCCGCCGTCCATACCGTCGGATTTCTTCATGGGAGGGTCCTTCCGTTTGACGCCTGCTTTGCGAAGCGCGGCGGCGATTGATTGTGAACGAGGATGGCCAGCCGATTCCATTTCAGAAATGTTATGGCCGATATTGCGCTTGCCTGCGAGCAACGGCATCGAACGATTCCTAGCTCGAATTTCGGAACTCTACACTACGAAACGCTAAGCCGCAACTGGCGCACCTTCGACGATGAAGCGCACGGGGACTTGAACGCCGACATTGACGTTCGCCGGATCGTCTTTGCCGACGCCGAGTTGTTTCGCGAGCATTTCGATTAGAGATTTTTTGTCAGGAATATCAATCTCGATCACGCCCTTTTCGTTAATCTTGAATTTCGACAGCGCCCAGGTGGCTGCATCAAGCTCTGCACATTCCTCAGCCGTCATATTGTCGCGTAGCCGAGGATGATAGATCGGACCTTTCTCAGTCATTTCCATGTCGCAGGTCATGAATTTTGAAATATGCCGATGAATCGCGGTCGGAGAGGCGTGCAAAAGTTCCAATGCCTTCGCCTGCAGATAGCCGATATGCAATCCAGCCAAGCGCAGTTGCTCGGCACAAACCTCATCCACAACGGCTTTGATTCGGGGATCGGCGGCTAAACGTGAAGCGTTACCGCGGTGCGCAGAGAACCCGGCTTTGGCGTAAGGCTCAGTGAAGTCCCGCTTTCCTTCCGCAATCGCGACACCAAGTTCGCGCGCAAAGGCGCGTTGCCGCGGATTTAGCGGCTTTTCGGCAACGGGTTCAAGTTCCTGACTCATAGCGACTCATTTTGCCATCTTCTTGCCTTTAACGCAGAATGGCCGTGAAGGTTGCCCCTCACGGCCATTCCAGTACAGGGGGCTGTACAACAAACACAAGGTTCCTTGGGAGGAAAACCTACGCAACCGCATAATCCCGATTAACGCCGCTTCCGTCAAGCCCTCAGCCCTCACCCAATAACCGCAAATCCCTCGCCTTCGACGATTTATCGCCGGGGACATTGTAGTTTTGACCACTTGGCGTGGCTTTACGGCGGTTGTGGATAGTTCTTTGGGTGAGCTCCATTGCCAGCCGGTCCTGTTCGCGTTCGGCTTCGGTGTAGGGCTGGGCTGAGGCGTATTTCATGCGGTTTTTCTTCGTCGGTAGACTCTTTTGGGCCTTGCGGCTTCACCGAGCCATACGAACCAATTCCCTTTACCCTCGATTCTTGTCTCAGGGAATATATCACTCCCCTTCACGTCGCGGTAGTCCTTCCCGAAGTCCGCCCATTCCGTCGTTCCGTAGTCGAACCAAACGTACTTGTGGCATTTGCTCTTAGCGCCGTGATTGGGCTTGCTCAATAGCCGCGTCTCTGCGGCCTCTTTACCATTTAATATTGGTTGGTTAAGCTGGTTAGCATCGTTTTCCTCAATAATTCCGGGCAGATTCGGCATTTCTTGTCCGACTCCTTGTCCGACTCCTTGTCCCAATTTTGAAGATTTGCCGCGCGGCATCGCATTGAATTTGTTGTAATTGCAAATGGTTATGATAGTGATCCTCTGAGAGTTTTTAATCGTGTCCTTTGTATTAATCCTTGTCCGAATCGAATTGACCACGATCATTTGAGCGTCCTGCAGCCGGCGCAGGAAATATTCGACGCTCGACTTGGGCCAACCCAATAGCCCCGCTAGTGCCCGCAGTGTGCTCGCCAATTGCCCGCGTTCAACGTGGGCCGAGCCCCAGCGCCCCGCATGGGCCTGTGGCTTCCAGGCGGCGGCGGCTATGAGTTTTTCCCATGCGACGTGCCAATCGGGGCGGTTCTTGAATAGCGGATGGTCAAAGATGCTGCGCGATACAGCGATGTAGCCTAGCTGTCGCGGAGCGGTCATAGCTCAAACGCTTCCTGCTTTGCGGGCTTAGGTGATTCGATGAACATATCGGGCTGCTTGAGCGCCTCGGATATGCGGCGGCAGGCGATGTCGAAATACTTGGGCTCGATCTCGATGCCGATGAACTTGCGGCCGAGCTTGACGGCGGCGACGCCGGTTGTGCCGCTGCCCATGAAGGGGTCGAGAATTAGCTTTGCCGTAACAGTTTCTAGGATCGTGAGCGGCAACTGCGTGGGAAACGGAGCAGGGTGATCCAAATTTTGTTCCTGCGGGATGTACCAGACATCGCCAGCCCCGGACGCAGCTTTATCGCGGAGGCGAAATTCGGGTTTGGCAATTAGGACGATGCGCTCGTGGGTCGGGCAATAGAAGCTCGGTGAGAAATTCACGCCGCCGGCGCGTGCCCAAATAATTTCCTGCCGCACCAGGGGTCTCAAATCCTCGGGAACGTAGTCGATAGGAGCAATTAGGCGACCGCCTAGCACTCTGCATTTGTGATTATAGAAAATTGCGCCATCGTCGGACAAAGACCGAAAGCATTCCCTCAGAAACCGAAATTGCCAGTCCACATATTCGTCGTGTGGCAGCGCGTCTGAATAGGACTCATACCCATAGGCGAGCGCACCACCGCTCCATTTGCCGACCCCGCCGCGTTTGCCGAGCGGCGTATCGACCGAGTAGTGCGTTCGCTGGTAAGCCATCCCTCCTAGCTGCTTCACAAAGCCGCCGCCTGTCGTGTTGCCGAGGTTGTAGGGCGGGCTGGTAATCACCGCGTCGATCTTTGACAGTGGCGGCATAAGCTCAAGGCAATCACCAAGGTAAAGCGTCACGCCTTCCGCCAAAGTCTCAACCCGGCTCACTTAAACCCCTCCGGCATCCGCCTAGACACCGAAGGCATCGCCGCCGGCCGCGACGTATCGAGCGTCATGTTGAGGCATGCGTTTGCGCTTGACGACATCGGGGAGTGGCGTAGTTGCCGATCGATGTAGGCTCCCACCAAGGGTGTGTGATCGATCTTCGGGCCGATGGTGAAACTCTCTTTGCCTCGTTGTCTTGCTGATAACATTGCTTGGGCGAATTTTAGATTCATGGAGATACATTCGGAGCGCTCAAAGAAACCGATTGTTTGGTCGGTTGTTGTTTTGATTCGCTGCACAGTCAGCGCATCGCATGTTGGACAGACACATTGTCGTCCGGTCCAGTCGCAGGATTGGCAGATATATTGTGTCATTTCAGCCCCGTTTGGTTAGACTGGCTACCTAGTCTCTCAATTGTTCTTAGAGGATTTTACCGCCATAGAGGTTTGTGGAAATTGCCTCACCAACAAGTCGGGAGGAATTGGCTCTTTACCCGTCATCTGTTTCATAAAAAATGCGATGCCATGGCGCTTACAGGCATCGCGAACATCGCGCGCCCACTGTGGATTCATCATCCGGCGATTCGAACCGCTTTCACCGCCGCAAATAATCCAATCTGGGCGTTCGTCTAGCTCCCATGCGAAAGCAGTATAGAGCGGCGCGAGCGCGGGCTCGTAGCTGATAAACCGCACGGTCGCCTGAAGTTTGCAAAGCCGAGGCCAATCGCGCTCGTATTCAATCCTATCGCCGCAAGTGATTCCTAGCCACACGTTCGCGGGAATATCGTTATCACGCCATGGTGCATGTTTATCGAAATTATGAATTCGCTTTGTCAGCAGCAACCAATCGAGCCAAGGTGTCGCATCAATTACTTCGGCAAGATCATCGCGCCAATTATCTGAGACCTGATTATCGAGCCAGTCTGCCAGTGAGGCACAAAACACGCGGGCGCGGGTCTTATTTGCTTTCGCCGCCTCGTTCCACTGATAGGGTTTTCTCCAATTTGAGGCGCTCGTCCGCTTTCTTTCCCCGTGCGGCCCCCACGTCACTTGGCCCCAACGCATTGCCCATGCTTCCGCGTAGCAATTATCGCAAGGTGGTCCAACTTTCGTGCAGCCGAGCCACGGATTGAACGTGTGGTGGGTCCATTCGATTTTACTGTTCTCGCCCACGCTTTTCTCAATCCTCTATGGCAGTAAGAATCTCACAGAACTTTTGAGAGACTGGGTAGCCTAGCTAACCAAACAAACAACTAAGACGCCCGCGCTGTTCCTGCCGGTGTTAGATCAGTAAACGCCGCAACATATTCAAACGTTGGCGCCATCCCCGGAAGAATTATTTCCGGTAACGAAGAAGGTGAACCCGCGTCCGCCATGGGCACATGAGGGGCTTTCGGTTGATGGTCGGACGCGGGTTCGGACACTGACACTTTTGAGGACTGGCGGGCGTCAGTGCCAACCGAATCATGAACAGTTTCGGGTTGGTGATTCGTTCCTGATTCGTCAGCGATTCGGACTTCACCTGTTTCAGGATTGAAGTCCTCTTTTCGAATCACAGGGTGCGACGTGAAACGCGCGGCGTCGTCGGCGTAAGTCAATCGCTCACGTTGGCCAGGCGGTATCCAGAATGGCGGTCGTGGTTCTTGGCCCTTGATCCAGATCAGCCAAATGTAGGCCGTCGCTGTGGTGCCATCGGGCTTCCATTCGCCCTTGCAGAGGGGCACGCGCTCGGCAAAGAACGCGATGCACGTTGGCGGATGGTCTTTGAAGATCGTTTCGTAGCGTCCTACCGATTCGAGCCATTGCAGGCGCACGAACATGGCGACGCCGATTTGGGCTTTCTTGATCGCGGCCAGCACGAATTTTTCGGTATTGTCGCCAAATGGAGGGTTTGTGATGATCCAATCGCACGCGCCGCTTAGATCACTCCGAAGAAAATCCATTACGTCGTTAGGATAGCCACCATAATCGAAAATGTCGGTTGCGTAAACGCGCTCACAATATTCCCGCAAGACCTCGGACATATGCCCGTAGCCACACGCGGGCTCCCAGATTGAATTGAATGGGCCGCCGAGCACCACCTGCATGAGGGCGCGCGTCGCCCACGGTGGCGTTGGGAAGAAATCGAGGGAGTCGTCCGGCTCTTGCCGTGAGCCCATGATGGACCGTGCGCCTTTAATCAGCGTTTTCCGGTCTAAGTCCGGGTTAATGCTACCTTTTTCAATACAGGCCGCGAATTGTTCCTCGTCAAGTTTCAGGGTTGACAGTTCGTAAAGTGCACCCCAATTCGCGGGCAAATGCGAAATGAATTTCGGATTTGAGATTTGGGGATCGGCAGCGATCGACATGAGCATTTGCGCGGTGCGTTCGCCAAACGGTAGCTCAGTCTCAATCATTTTCCCGAATTCGCCGTGGTCTAGGGCTTCCTTCGCGGCTTCAAGCAACCGGCCTACTTCAAGGATTGCCTCAACGCTCGCCCGCCAACATGCGGCGATTCGTGCTGCCCATGCCTGCGCCGATGCGCCGACGGCAGGTTGAAGCGAAAGCATTTTGGGGCGCGGCGTCATATGAGCCCCTTATCCTTCGCCAGCCAGGAAGGCAGAGTTAAGAGAATCAGCCCTGGCTCAACCTTGACGTATTCGACCTGTGATCTCGGAACCCAAATCCACGGCGCCTTACCGGCCTTCGCTGGATCACAGACGGCAATCGCCTTCTTGTCGGGATTGTCCATCATCAACCACACGGTCAGGTCGATTAGGTCGGAAGCGCCGTTGACGCGGGGCGCGCGTCCTCGATTGTCCGCCGATTCGTTGTCGCCGAATCGCCCGCGTTCACGTGGGGCGAACATATCGTCGGTGCCAATTTCACGGGGCATCTTTACCATCCCGTGTGAACCGCGATTCAAAATGTCCGTCTGGAAAATGGTTGCGAGTCTCACCGACGATGTTGCGATTGACGCCAGGATATTTCGGCATGTCTTTGGTGGTTTGGTTCATGCGCTCGTCGAAATGTTTGTGAGGCGCAGGTTCTTTCGGCGACTCGTTTGCTCGCTGCGCCTGATCCGGCGTTCCTGGACTCATTCGCAACCCCTCCCGATTTTCTCACCACGTGGACCTGCGGTGAAGTCTTGCCATCGGCGCCAACCGCGCGGGCAATGAAACCCCCACTCTCGCATTCGAGGTCCAGTGATAAAGAGTGTCCAACACTCGGAATGATCGCGCAGTTCTATGCGATGTGCAGAAAGGGGGCCACGAAATTTCCAATCGCCAGCGTGTCGATTAACGGCCTTATGGACGCCGCCGGCAGCGATTGACCATTCTAGATAACCGCCTTCAAGCAAATAAGAAAAATTGAACCACGGATGGTCATGCAAAGCGCGATCATCGTCTGAATGTTTGAAATTATGCAGGTAGATATTGAAGATAGGATTGCGTGGAATCACGTACCAGCGGAGCATATAATCATCGCCGATAATGATATCGGGAGGCCGTGATTCAGCGAGACGATGCCACCAACTCTTTTGCACTTTTCATCCCCCTTGAAAGTCCAGGTTATCGTACAGTGTCTCGCTGTGGTAATTCGGAAAATCAACAGGTCGTCGGGCTATCAGGCTCTCATCGACAAAACGCTTTCTGTGAGCATCGCGCAAGTGTCTTCTCTCTAAGGAAGATAAGGAACTGAAAGTCTCCATCGTTTCTAGGACGAAGGCTGTGATTTGTTGGTCGGTTTTTGTTAAACTGTGAGTCATCGTTTCAAGTTTGTTTGGTTAGCTTGGCTACCTTGGCGCTCAACTGTTCTGACCGGATTTTACCGCCATAGAGTCTTGCGATTCTATATCACCGTCAATTCCAAGTCTGGATCGCCCGGAAAACTCAACACAGTACGCGTAATTCTTTTGTCTTGCTCAATCTCAATGGCGTGCGTGATATGCCAAAGCCCAGAGGCGCGCGGATATTGCTTTAGAATATTAGGTACCACGATATTTTTCCAATTCCCGTATTCGCACCATCCCGTTCCGTTGTTCATGCAATTGATGTCAAAAATTCCGACTTCGTTATTCCGCCACGCGGCGCCTACCCAATGCGTATAGCGGTATCGCGCTCGCATTGGCACGCCGGGCTTCGTCCATGGGCCTTCCCATTGGATGCGCGCAAGGCCGTACTTCGGGAAGCCAACGAACGTGCAACGCGCTGGACCTGTTTGATCGCCCAATTTCAAGAGCCGGTAGACGGCGCGCGTACTGCGCAATGCCGCAATCATCAGCGTCGGGTTCGTATAGTGCTTTTTCTCAAAGTCTCCCATGTGCGGCCGAACTTCATCGAGCGTCATCCCCATGATCGCGGCGAGCGCGCTGGGACCACAATTTGCGCCCCATTCGTCGTAGGCTCGGTCAGCGTCGGAAAGATTGAATTTAGGCGCGGTTACCGTCATTTTCTCAATCCCCAATGGCCGTAAAACCCAAGTAGAACAGTTGAGGGCCTAGGTAGCCAGTCTACCCAAAACCTTCACTTCCTTGCCTTCCTCACGCCTCACAGCCTCGATTGCCAAGGTGAGATTCGCAAGCGATGCGAGATATCTTCGATGCCTGTTGAAAACTTCCCAGTAGACCTTTTTGCCTTCGAGTCGGACAAGAGCTTTGCCGATGGTCTCTACCCTGCGTAGAGTGTTGCGTTGCCTTCCTACTAGGATTGTGAGGGGGTTTAGGTCGGTTTTCATGGGGTCACATTATGTGTCACGAGAGGACCTAGCCGGTCGCTAGGAATGTTTCACGTGTGTCAGGCGCCCATCCTTCTGCCGGATTTGCAGGCCGGAGATAGCCGAACGGGTGAATCCCAACGTAGCGGCAGGCTTTGATGATTACCCCTATATTGACGGAGTCGCCCCTCTCGATTCGACACACAGTGGCGGCCGAAAGTCCCATAGCATCAGCAGCTTGCCGATCTGTGTGGTGGTTTAATTGACGGCGCATATTCATCGCCACTGCAAAAAAGGCCGCGTCAAAATCCGACGGCACCACTGCGGGATGGTCGAGTTCCGGCAGAGGATCAAAGCCGCTCGCTGCGGCGAGGCGAAGATACGGAACGGTCGCCACCGGTCGCCCCTGCATTGCATTTGCCATCTGGCGATGCCCTACCTCAGCCCTGATAGCAAATTGAGCGCAAGCATCAATTCCGTGTTGTTTAAGGTAAACAGCGAGTTGTTCGCGAGGATTTGTGCGATTCATGATGTATTCGCCTTGGTCTATCTCTGGTGTGGCAAAAATACAACTCCGACGCCTATCTGCCGCGGTTAACAGCCCCAAAACAGCTTTAACGAGCGGGGCTTCCTCGGCGTCGTAGGCGTTGAGTTTAGGTAAACGTCGAAGCGGCAGAACAATCACATTGCTAGGTAAATGCCTAATTTCAAAAGGATTCCTGCGTTTTTTGTGAACGTTGCGCAACCGCAGATGAGCCCGCGAGCCCCGAATCAGCCGAGGAAGCCCCTTACGGGCTACGCGCTCAATGTCAGGGCACCAATGAAACCATTCGAGCTTATGGTGGTGTGACTGAAAATAGCGATGCAGCTTATGCTCATCGTTTATGGTGCCTTCGTGCATTGCTTCAATGACGAAAGTACCGGGATTTCCTACCTCTAGCTCGCGGCGCCGCGCCTCTGGCTCGCGCGAGTAGCCTATTTTGACGTATTCGCCGCACCGAATGAAATAGACGTACCCGGTCATTCTGCGGCCTCTTTGGCTTCCTCAATGCTCCAAAGCTCAGCCGGCGCCGTAAAACCAATGGCTTGCAGCCTATCCCGCATTAGCGGATAAAGCTTCGACGGGAAATTATTGCTTTTCCGCCAAGAGCTTACCTGCTGTTTAAAGCGATCAGTCAGCGTCGCAACGGCGACCGTGCCGCCCAAAGCGTCAATAACCGCGCTCGCGTTAGGCAATTCTTGCATAGCCGCGTATTAGGTGCACAAGATGTTTACAGTGTCAAGGAGGCGCTGTTCACGAAAATGTTACCATACGCGGTAAACTAATTATAGACAGGTAACAATAAGTGGACTACTATCTATTATCGAACACAGGGGACTAGCCATGGCTCTTATTCCAGGCACGCCAGTTACAGACGAAGCCGTTCTCTCGGCTCTGCCGGGGACCAATGAGGATATTCGCAGCCGACTTTTGGCGCTTGTGCCGCAAGGACCCGATCGCGCGGAACTTTGCACGAAGCTTACGGCTAACGTCATCGTCTACCTCTTGACGAAAAACGCTAAACGTCTTGGCATCAAGCAAACCATCACGCGCCGGCCGCACGCTACTATCACTCAACAGCGCCATAACCCGCAAGGTCAAGCCGTGCGGTATTGGTCGCGCCGGGAAGGCTGAGCCATGCTTAAATCTCTCCTTCCCCGCGACAACCGCCCCGCCATCAACGCGGTAGCCGTAGCTCAACACTCCGACCCGATGCAGAACCATGCTCGGCTCTTAGGATCGGAATTGGAGAAGGAAGACCTGAGACGCAAATACGAGGATGCAGTCTTGGTCCTGGCATTTAGTATGTGTGTCAACGTCGGAGTCATTATCTGGTTCTTGGTTCAGTCAGTGAAGGCGTTGGGTCATTCCTGATCAGGGGATGTGTTGGCGACACGGAAATTCATACGTGGTTTGGGAGAGTGAAATGAAAAACGCAGTTGCCATTTGTTGTTTGAATTCCGCCGCGATGTTCGACCTCCCACTTCCGTCGCGACCATCTGTCCATGAAATTCAACGCATTGAAAAAGCACAGCGCGGACAGGCTGGATTGTTACGTGGTGCAGCGGAAATCTCCGAAGAACTGCTTGCGGCGCTCTACCACGCACAGGACGCAATTCAGATGCTTGCCCCCAACTTCGAGGCAATGGGGCTGGGCGGCAAAAAGATACTGGACATCATCAACGAAGCTGTCGCCAAAGCAACGGTGACCGCACCGTAACCACAGAGTACCCGTGACCAAAAATCTAAAACAGGGGCTTACAATGAACGAACAGATCAAAGGCGAGTTTGAGGTTTTCACGGAGCCGAAACGTTCCGACCCAACGCAACAGCTTATCGAGACGCTGCGTCGCGCGTCCGGTTCCAGGCACAACGCGGTTGCCACCGTGCATCGCGAGGCCGTACAAGCTCTGGCGCGGTTGTATGTGCCCCGGCTTGATGTTTCTCCGTCTCCGGATCAGTTCCGCGACTTGGCGGATTTCCTCACCCATTGGGCGCGGATCAGCGACCGGGTGTTGAAGATCGTCGGGGAGGAAGCGGCTTCCAATACGTCGGAGACTATCGACGCCAACGTGTTCGATGGTGCTTTCCTTGGCGGCATTCAGGGGGAGGCTACTTTCGAGCTTGAGCGTTGCGCGCAGGCGGTTGAGGCAGAGCAGGAGTATGGCGATTTTTATGCCGATGATGAGTATGAGGAAGGTCGGCGAGACAGCATTTAGATTGCCTCATTCCAGATCACGGGCATCCTAAGCGGCACGAAAATTCACACGAACGTTGGGAGTAAGTTATGCTTCGCGAAGATCGCACGGACCACAATCGGCTCGCCGAGCAAACAAACAGCCGGCTTGCCATCGGCGGAAACTCGCCTCCCGGACCAATCGAAAGCGCCAAAGAGGCAATGGCCGAGCTTTCGACTTTCACTGAGAATACGCCAGTCATAGAGAACTTCGATACGGCCAAACAGTATTCAACTTACATCGAACGCACCCGCGTTGCGCTGCAGGCGATGGAAGCAGAGCGCGTTCCGCAGGTCGAACCGCTCAACGCCGAACTGGAACGGATCAACAAGCCCTATCGCCTCGTGCGCCAGCCACTCGAAAAACTCTACGAACTCGCCAAGGCGCGGCTCACCAAATACAATAACGCTGTTGAGGCCGCCCGGCTCCGTGAAGCACAGCGGTTGCGCGAGGAAGCCGAGCGGCAGGAACGCGAAGCCCGCGAAGCCGAGGCGCGCGAGCAAGAGGCCATCCTTAACGCGGAACAGGGCGAACTGACAGATGTCGGCGGCGCTATCCTGGACGCGGACCAGGCGTTCAAGGGCTTCCAGAAAGCCGATCGCGCCGCCGCCACTGCCGAACGCAACGTGCCGGTTCGCATCGCCTCCGTCATGGGCGGCAAGTCAATCAGCATGAGAACAACCGAAGTCTTTATCGTGGAGGACGCCTGTGCAGCCATCGCCATCATGGGATGCAGCCCTGATCTCCAAAAACAGATTATTAAGGACGCAAAGCGATTCCGCGAAGCTACTGGCGAACTGCCGGATGGTGTCAGATCAAAGTATCAAAGGAGCCTGTGACATGGAAACCGCAACTATCGAAGTCGCATTCGTCAAGCCCCCGGCCGAAGGCAAGCAGTACGGCAGCGTCAAGACCACCAACAACGATTGGTGGCCGGTGAAGCAGGATCGTATCCGGGAATTCGAGCCTGGCAATAAGTACGAGCTTGCGTACACTGAAAGCGACAAGGGCTTCAAGAACATCATCGGCGTCAAGAAGATCGTTCCCGAGCCCGCGCGGCCAGTGCGCTCCGAAGGTGCCTCGTTCACCGAGCCTCATCGCAACGGCGCGACGCTGACGACGGCGGCGGCACAACCAAAGCAGAACGGGCAGCAATACTACCAGCCTCGCCCCACGGCGCCGAAGGACAGTGAACGCATGTGGACCTGCGCTATCCTAGGCCATATCATCGACCGTGGCGCTGTTGAGTTGAACGAGGAAGCCATGGTTCACGCCGTCAATCTGTTGCGTGCGGTGTATCAGAAAACCTACGGGCAAGACGACTAGGCTTTGTTTGGTTAGCTTGGCTACCTTGGCCCTCGAAAATCCTGCGAGGATTTTACGGCCATAGAGGATTGAGACATGCGTGATTTAGACCACGAAACAATGCAACGCGCACTCGACGAAATGCGACCAAATCCAAACCCGCGCATTGTTGCGCTTTTGGATTATGCACTCGACGAAATCTTACCTAAACTTCACAAAGACGAATACGCAGAGTGGATCGGCTGGGCGGCATCATGGAAAGCGGGAAGACGCACGCCACAGACCTGTGTTGACATCGGGCATTTTTGTTTCAGTCACAAGGGATGGGGCCTTGATGGAAACGCTATAGAGCCCGTCTGGCATTGCCTTGGGCAACTGGCATGGGCCGCAAAGGAAGCGTGCTATTCGACGCCCGCCAGCGGATGGCTTGTGATTCGCTACATCGCCGACGCCATGATCGCTTTCGGCATCGCATTCCCCATCGAAAAATTTGCGGTGCTTGAGCCGCCAACGCTTGACCTCTATGGCAGTAAAAACCCAAGAGAACTATTGAGCGATTAGGTAGCCAGTCTAACCAAACAAACAACAATGACGCACACTCGCCCTCAACGTCTCCCCTCCATCGCCCCTCCCGGCGCACTTCTCAAGCGCGCCTTCGGCATAGCGCAGCGGATCAAGTTGAAAGTCATCGGTGATTCCGATCCGGTCTATCTGGAAATGATCAGACAAATGCCCTGCCTGGGCTGTAACGATCAGCCGAGCGAAGCCGCCCACGTCAGAATGCAATCGGGCGCGCACAACAAACACGGCGGCATGGGCAAGAAGCCGCACGATAAATTCGCTTTGCCATTGTGTCCTGACTGCCATCGCGAACAGCACAGGATCGGCGAGCGCGCGTTCTGGTCCATCGTTGGAATTCACCCGCTATTTGTCTGCGAACGACTCTATGCAGCGCGTGGGGATTTGGGTAAGATGCGCGATGTGTTGTTTGCGGCGCGGGCTGGGATGTTGGAATAGGCACATCCGACAGGTATGTCGGGGAAAATATGACCAAGCACCAAAAAGAAATCATCGCTCTCATGCTGAACGGCACCGGCCGCGTAAGCGCGGGTACATTCAACGACCTTTGCGGTAGCGCAAGGACTGTCCGCGCCATGTTTCGCGACAGCTATGTGAGCGGAGACGATCTGCCTGCCGTTTATGTGACGGTGACAGATGAAGGCCGCAAGGCATTTCGCGTTTGGAATGGAAAGTAACAACAAGTTAACAGGCCATGGAAGCGGAACAGGAACTCAGCAAGCCGACAAAATGCCCGCATTGCGGAGGCGATTTGGCATTCGAGCTAGTGTCTCGGCTGACGAAGGAATCTCGAATGTCCTTTGCCGTGCATCCGCAAGATGGCGAACTCCTAAGTGCCAAGACCGTAGGAGGCACATTGGCTCAATTAGATAAGTTGTTGACCGCCATCGGTAAGGACCTCGGCGTGAAAACGACAGTGCTGGTCAATGGCGTCTCGTTTGATAAAGGCAGCGTGACCGTCGATCTTTTGGTTGCGAGGCACGAACAAAAACCGAAGGCAGAGTAATACGGAATGAGCAGGCAAATGCAAATCACAATTCAAATTCGCGGCGGTTCAGACACGGTACGCGGCACGCCATGCGGACCATTTCTCATTCATAAGCCGCTGGGTGGCATAGACCTGGGTGATTGGACCGTCAGTCATCGCAAAACCGGCCTGCGCTTCCCTTGCTCGTTCTTGACCCGAGAGGATGCCCGAAAATTCGCGAAGGAGGTTCAATCTGTGATGGACTTTGAAGCGATTGAGGTCGCAGCGCCCACCGGCCGCGACTTCAAGTGCGAGTGGACGAAAGGCGCCCCGACGGTCAAGCAAAAAGAGAAAGTCAAAAAGCTGATGAAAAAATTCGGCGTTTGACGACAAATGACAGAACAGCCGCCAACTTGGAGGTAACCATGCACCCCACCTATGAATTTCGCCCGCTGCCTACCTGGACCGAGAATTGGCCGATGCGAGGCGATCAGGTCTATCGGTACGCCGAAGGCAAATGGATTCCTGATGACGGCGAGTACGATCTTGCTTTCGTCTGCAACCAAATCTGTCTCATGGTCGAATTGCCATACCAGCGCGGCATCGCCTGGAAGTGGCTGACCACGCATTGGACCGGCCATCAGTCCAAACATCCGCGTGGCAACCCGTGGCACTACGCGCTACGGGAAGGCGAGACCGAGTGGGGCGGCAATTGGGGCAGAGACAGGCACCCAAACGAGCGCGCTGGCCGCGCCGGAATGGATTGGGCTTGCGCGCGTCATCGCGCAGCGAGCGGCCATCATGTTCAATTCGACTTGAGCGACCCGCATATTGCCGCCGGGCTGCTACGCGAGCGCGAGACAAAGAAGATCGTCATGTTCCCCGACAAACCGGACTGCATGTACTGCGGACAAAATTGGGCAGCTCAGAAAATCAAGGCGGCCCGAAAACGGTGACATACTTCTGCTTAGCATGGGGAAAATAAACGATGAACGATTTGATCGAGCGATTGGAGAAGGCGACGGGGCGCGACCTTTCGCTTGATTATCAGATTGAGCTTTACGTTCGCGACGGGAAACCGTTGCCGCGCGATTCTCAAAACTGGCCCATAGGGGTGAAGGATTATACAAGTTCCATTGATGCCGCCCTGACGTTGGTTCCGAAGGGGCTCAATTATGTTTTAAAGGCACGAAACCCTGGCGCAAAAAGCGAAGCCCGCGTCGGCGGTCCGCAAGGCGGTTTTATTATCAAAGACGGCGAGCATTCCAGTCCCGCTATTGCCCTCTGCATCGCGGCACTTAAAGCCCGCGCCGCTATGGCCGAACAACAGCCGGTTAACTGAGGTTTAGTCGCCAGAAAAATATTTTCGCAACCTAGTTGACATTCGCAAAAGGCGAAAATAATATGCCCTCCATGATCTACCGGACTGACGAGCAAATCGCCGCCGAACTCCGATCCAAGATCGGCTACGCGACTACGCAAACGGCAATGGCTGAGGAATTGGGGCTTTCAAAAGCCTATCTTTCCGAAGTCCTGGCCGGGAAAAAGTCGGTCGGTAAGAAAATCTTGAAGGCGCTTGGGTATGAGCCCACGCCATTTTACCGGAGGGGTTAACCGTGGCGAAGAAATCCAAGACGACCGAAGCCGAGCAGAAGCGCGAGGTTTCTCAGGAGCCGATCAATCTTGGCGCGCTCCTGTCCACCAAGCCGATCTTTCAGTCGTTCCATCTGTGGCTGGTCGGCGACACGCCGCTGATCACTCATGCTTGGTCCCAGAAGGCCAAGCTGGAAATGCTGCAAAAGCAGGTCAAGGCCACGCGTGCCGGCAAGGAAGCCCGCGATCCACAGGCGGACTTTGTTTCGTCCCTCTACGAAATGGGCGACGGCAGCTATGGCTTCCCGGCGACGGGCGTCAAAAACTGCATCCTGTCGTCCGCACACAAGGACAAGGGCATCGCCCGGTCGGCTGTGATGCAGGCGCTGTGGATTGATGCCCAGATGATTCGCACGCGCCCTGCGCTCGCTGGCGCGGTTTGCGACATGCCCCTGGTCCGCATCTACGGCGGCGAGCCGGAAATGCGCGAGGACATGGTGAAGATCGGTAGCGGTTTGCAGAAGATCGCGAACCTTGCCTATCGCGGCCAATTCACCGTGTGGGCAATGAAGATCACCGGCCGCTTCAATGCGTCCGTGCTGGCGCCGGAAGCCCTTACCTTTCTGATCAACGAAAGCGGCATGGCGTCTGGCCTCGGCGAATGGCGCAATGAGCGCAAAGGCATGTTCGGTGCCTTCCACCTTGCCAACTTGCAAGAGCAGACGGCGTGGGAAGCCTTCGCCGCCGGCACGGGTGCCATGCCGATCCCGGCATCATATGCGATGGCAGCGGAGTAACCAACTATGATCAAATACACCTTCAAAGATGAACCGCTGACAATCAAGAACAAGGCCAAGGCCGCGCCGCAGAAGATCGGTGAAGCTCTGGCTCAGATTGCGGCGGCATCCAAAGGCCACCTGACGCCAAAGGCGGTCGTTTCCGAGGCCCGCAACAATCGATCGGTGCTGCATCGGCATTTCGAGTGGGATGATGCGGTAGCCGCAGAAGCGTTCCGCCTCGATCAAGCCCGCACGCTGATCCGGTCCATCCGGGTTGTCGATGATGAAAACGATGAAACGCCGCCGGCTTGGGTGAGCATTTCGGACAAGGGCGGCACGTCGTACCGGACGCTGCAAGACGTTCTCGACAGTGCGGACTTGCAGGTGCAAGCCCTCAAGCAAGCCGAGCGCGACCTGGATGCGTTCCAGAAGCGTTACCGGCAGTTCGAGGATATTTGCGATGTGATCAAATCGGCGCGTGAGATCATTTCAAAGCGTCGCGACAATCTTGAAAATCGACCGCACGCTTAGCGGCCGGTGAGAGGCAAGGCTGGTAAGGGAAAAGTTCCTCACGGCATGAACGGTCGAGGTTTAGAGAGTTAAAGCAGGCCACGAACGGAAAGTCACAACGTGTTGAGTGGGTGATTGGTTTGTCAGACCATAGCTTGGCAAGTGAAGTTTCTGTGAGGCAGGCATGTAGCGTTTCGGACGTTCACGACTTGTTTGTGAGAGTTGTGGGAATGCGAGTAGTGTTGTTGCTTGATAAGGCAGGCGGGGCACATTCAGGATCGTTCCGTTATGTGACAGGTTCTTCTTGGATGGTCTAAGCAGGCATTGTCCGGCAGGTAGGCGACCGGAAAGACGGTGCGAGTAAAGGCGAGGCAGGATTGGCGAGTTCCGGCACGCATAGTTGCGTCCAGTAATCGTTCGGTTCTTTGAAGCAAGGCAGGCGGGGTTTTGTTTGGAGCATCCAGGCACAATCCGGTCCTGATCGGAAAAGTAAAGCAGTCTAGGCGTCGCTCATTCGGGAAACGCGTAGACGCTCACAGTAGGGTAAGGCAGGCAATTCCTGCCTTACCAACTCTCTGAGGACGAAATGAAGCACGAATATACAGTTTTCGAGGTAGCGGGTGACGCCTGCACTTTGCTTGGCTCGTTCCCCGAGCGTCCGCCCGCACAGCATTGCGCCAGAGAGGCGCATGGCCGTGGTGACGTGTTCCGGCTGATCTACAAAGACGACATCTACATCGGCGGCATAGCTGGGAAGCAAGTAAGCAACGACGAATGGGCGAAAGCCACCCATACCGTGCAGCGGATGCGGATGGAAAAGAGCAGCGAGAAGGTGGCGTGATGGGCAAGAAAGCAGATCAAAAGGCAGATGAGGCCATGCAACGAATTTGGAAGGAATGGTTTGAGTTCTACTCCAAACACTTTCGCGGTCCAGGCATTACAATATCTAGCGCCGATCAAATCGCGTTCTACGAGATTGCACAGCCTATCTTGCGCGATCTGGCGCGCTGATGCGTCGTTAGTGCCTTTTTGTACGAGGACAGGGCCATGAAACACACGATGGACGACAGGACCGGGTTTGAGAGTGACCCACTGGTGTTTTGCTCCGACTGTCCGGCCCCGCATCAGTGTGCCGAGGCAGATGAGTGTTGCGCGGAAGGATTTTTGGCAGCAAAGGTTGATGACCTTTGTACGGCACCGGGCGCGGCTGACCTGACTTTTGGTGGCCTACTCACCGTCATGATCGGCGAAATGTTCCTGCACGTCGAAACGCTCGATTCGGCGGCGCCGCACCGCTTCTATCTCGAATGTAAGCAATGCGAGGGCACCGACAATGAACGCCCAAGAGGGCAGCGACGGCAAATTCATCTGGTCAAGCACACACCGGACTGCTCGCTTGGTCGCCACATGCCGCGCCTGCTGGCGATGGCGAACAAAGACGTGACCTAACGAACGGGCACATACACGGGGTTAACATGGAAAATCAGAAGGTCGAGGTCATCAGCCGCCCGAGATTTAAGGCAGGGGACCGCGTGTCTCATCTCTCGGTTGGCGACGGTGTTGTGACACGGAGTTGGGATGGAATGGTCCAGGTTCGTTTTCAGCGCTGCGTTGGCATTTATGACGACAATTGGTTCCGCGTACATCCTGGCTGGCTCAATCTCTCACCTAAAAGGACGGCCCTATGAGCGAAAAAATCGAGCGCCAGCAGGTCCCGCATAATTTCCTATTTTGTGACCGCGATCGTCAGCCATGCTTTTGGCGGGAGTGTTTGGCGCGGGGGTGTATGGCGACCGTCGAGGCACATGTAGAGGAAAAAAGACAATCCGATGTGGCCTGCAAAATCCTATAAGGCACTTGACCGCGGCATTCGGTTTGCCGTTCGAGTTCTCCATGCTCGCGGCTTCGAGACATGCCAATCATGCCAGGGCGGTAAAGGACATGCCTACAAGGAACCTACGGTCGATCTCGTAGCCGGCGGCGATGATGCAACGGGATTTGGCGCGCTCGCTGCGCTGCGGGATCATGGATTACCCGTTTCGGAGCTTTCAATTGTTTGGCCAATCAGAAACGGCCACCCCTACGAGAAGCTGTGGCGGATCACGTTCTACAAGACGATGGAAGATCGAGCAGACGAGAAGCCGATGTTTATCTACGCCGCTACAAACAGGCATTAACAGGACGTTTGCATGAGTTTCCTTATAACGCTGGCGCTCTTTGCCGCCGTTGGTGGCTTGGTAGGCTGGGTTTTTATCAGACCGCTTGATTGGACTCGAAGGAGGAACGGATGACACCGGAACAACAAAAGGTACTCGACACAGCGCGTGAGTGGGCATGCGAGCGCGATCCGAAAGACCCCCCATCGAAGGCCCTCTATCTCGCAGTAGCCAGATGCTTTCCTGCGGACTATTCGGGGAAGGAGCATTGTACTTGCGGCAAGCAGGACGATTGCGACGAGTGCGCGACCGAGGCGGAAATTCAAGCCAGCCTCGCCGCTTTGGAACGCGAAGTCGCGGCAGGCGGCGGCTGACAGGACGATAGCGCCCACAATGGAGATCATCGTGCCAATCGTGATCTTGATAATCATAGGGGTTCTCATGACTGGATGCTCGCAGGGCTACGGTCAACCATCCGGCACAAGCGATGATGCGGTGAAAGATGCTGCTCTTAAAATCGTGTGGCCGCTGCCAGATTGCAGTGAGTCATGGATAGGGGGCACAGTCGAGCAATGCGACCGTGCGCAAGCGCGGCTCCTTGAACGTCGCGCCGAGTTTGCAACCTTTGAGCCGACCTGGATGCGCAAAGCGATCATGGAGTGGCTTGACTTCGCAGAGGGTCAGATTGCCGAAGCCCGAGAGGACTGCGTTACGCAAAAAAGCCGCCGCGATCTTGACGACTACCGGGCTCGGACCAAAGCCGAGAATGAACGAGCGCAGCAAGTGCTTCGCTCAATCGGGCGCTAACCGCCGAACAGCATGGAGGCTTACGTGAGCAATTTTGATCTTGAAAATCACGCCGCCGATAAGGTCAAGCGCGCCCTGGACGACGTGTACCAGCTCACGGATGATCCCGGCCTCAAGATGAGGATTGCCATTATGGCGTCTAGTATCTGCATCGGCGCCGCAGGCGGCTTCTTGGCCGGCAAAGCAAAGCGCAAAGGTTTTGTTATCTCCGAAAAGGACGCCATGCTTCAAATTATGGAGCTTGTAAAACTGATGGCCGTCGATGGCCCCGAGGCCGTTCTTGCCAAGCTCAATATGCCGTCGAGCGCAGCAGCCGGTTAACCGCCAAACAGCATGGAGACCAAAAATGGAAAAGAATATGACTACGCAGTGGCGTCCCGGAATGATCGCGACCGGCGCAACGCCGTTGATAATATCTCAACCCGACACATCGATTTCGAACGGCGCGCTCAACGAGATTGCTGCGGACTTACTGGCGGCGCTCGTCGCAATTGTGAACATCAATGACAAACAAGGATCGAGCATTCCAGTTAACATAATCGAGGCCGCACGAGCCGCCATCAAGAAAGCTGGCGGCTAACCCGTCCAAAGCATGGAGATTGAAATGGCATCGTCTGCCGTCATTGATGAGGAAGTCGAGGCTGCGTGCCGCAAGTTCTGCGCCTTCTATTGGCTGACTGGAAAAGATTTCTGCATGGGCGGATGGTACGACGCGAAGAACGGCGAGCGTAAGCCTACGTGCTCATGCTGGCGACCGCGATTGAAGATGGCGCGCGAGGCCCTGGAAGCTGCAGCCGAGGCGCGAGAAGCGACATATCAGTAGTCTTCCGGGAGAATCCAATGCCAGCTGGCCACACAGACATCGCTACGATCAACAAGCGCCGCCCGCTGACGCCAGGCATGAGCACCATGTTGGATGCGCTGCTCAAAGGACCGGTGGCCGAAGTGGATTTGAGCCGAGCCGAGGATAACCAAATGCGCGCACTTTGCGCGCGAAAGCTGGCCGCGTGGGTTCTTGAAGGCCGGTGTTTTGTCATCACCGATCCAGGGCGGCGTGAAGCGGCCAGGAAACGTGCAGCACGATAACATCACAACAGCAGGTAGGTTCATGAGCGACGATGATCCGTTCGGTCTGGCCAAGATCAATGCTGCAATCGCAGGTGCGAAGCCTAATGACGAGTATCGGACGATGGCTGGCGCCGCGATGGCGCTACAGCCTTGCGCGCGACACTGCACCGTCTGCGAGGGCTATGACCACCACTGGCTTGCTGAGTGCGACAGCGAGGGTATGCCCATCATGATCTGCAAACACTGTGAGGCCTGGCGCGAGTACACCGACGCTGACATGCAAGATGAACTGGACGACTAAACCCCCAACACTCTGAAACTGAAAAACAGCACCTAATCACAAATTGTTACAGCTAACTCTTAGGAATGCGCGCCGATGTTATTTGTTTGTTCCGCAAAACAGACCGATCTGAAAAACGCGATATGCTATAATGCGTTTTTATCAGATGGAGGCCGACATGACGAGCTTACTCAGTGCAAAGCAAATCGAAATGCTAAAATCATTCGAGCGAGACGGCGAGGCAACTGACTTCGGGGATTTCAATAGCGCGTTGGCATGGCGCAATCGAGAGCGCGTGATCGACTCGCTGCGTCGCCGCAATTTATTGAATGACGACGGGATCACTCCCGCCGGACGCACATGGCTTGATCTGGCACAAAGGTGAGCAACGATGACAGAGCAGCCAAACGACAACGTGAATGCGCTCGGCAGATTGCGCCAGGCAATCATCGATAACACGCGCGGCGATCTGTTCTGGATCGGCGAGATATTGCTTGCTGAGCTTGAAAAGGAAACGGGGTTTCCTTGCTGGATTGAACGCGCTGGCACATACGCCGATCAAACAAAGGAGAGCGACATGGACAAACGCATTGATGAGATCGAGCCGGTGGATGATGGACACCTAATGGTCCATTTGAACGCCACTACCTGAATGATCCAGGCACTCACACGTTCGGAGCGGACAACATGAAAGAGGTCCGCGCCACCATGAAAATGGTCAAGCCATGCGGGTGCCGGGAGTGTAAACCATGAGCAGCAAGACGCTTCAAGTAGTGCGCGACGGCCGGTGCCTAATGGGCGCAACGGACATCATCTATTCGCCCGACGACAATGGCTACTACTTCCATGAAGCCGACTTCGCTAAGGGCAAAAGCCGCACGAGCGCGAAGGTCTATCCGAACGAGGACGGCGCGATGAAGCTGTGGCGCGCTGGCAAGGTCGAGTGGGAAGATTGGTACTAAGGCAACGAATAGGCATTAAACCCCCAACAGCATGGGACTGAAATGGCAAAACCAGATCACATCTACAATCCCGACGATTGGGAATGCACCTACGACTATGAGGATCGCTATCTGCTCGTTGAAGATGAGCCCGACCCTGGCGAGTACCGCCGCTTCGCAACCCTATTGAAGGGGCCAGATGTTTATGCTGCCCGCGTCATCACGAAGCGCGACGAGGCCGGCGATGTAGAGGAAACGGAAGTGCGGTGGTTCGATTCCGAGGCAGAGGCTCGCGCCGCTTGCGGGATGCCGGCGCATTTGGTTGAAGACTGATAACGGGCACTGACGATGACTTACTTTGGTGAGGCAGCGCGATGAAGCGCCAGGGCGGATCGGCTTCCGTTGAAACCTTGGCCGGCCTGACGAGGCTGGTTGCTGGCAGACCCAGCCCTCACCGCCACGCATACGCCGAGGAGGCTAAACGATGACTAAGCAGGAACAACCAACCGAGCTCACACTCTGGCTCACCGCCGCAATTGATAAGTGGCGCGAGAAACATCCCGGCGTAATGGTATCTGAAATTCTCGAATCTCTTGAGAACATCAGGCATACGCTGACAGAAGCATTCACCCGGCATACGCCGAGATAGTAGGAGAAACCAAATGATGTCCTTTATGAGCGCAGGCTGCTTTGCTCTGGCAATGGCTGGGCAAAGCGCCTGCTATAGCGGCACGACGCTCTATTGCTCCGACGTGCCTGTGGGCAGCTTGCCAACGTGCCAGGAATGGAATCGTCAGACGCAAGCGGCCATGGAGCAGATGAAAAAGTCCGGCTGCATGTCTCAGGATGGTTCAAGTTCTTCCTGCGCTTGGATCGGCCCGAAGTTGCCGACTAGTCCCTGATTACTGCGAGGAATTCATGATATATGACTGGATGGCGTGTTGGGAAAATCCGAAAGAAGCGGCACGCAAGATCGAAACCGACGCGAAGGTGATCACGGCGCTGAGAGAGGCAATCGAAGTTGCCGTCGAGCGTTTTGAAGGCTGCGGCATGAAATACGCAGCCGAAGAAATAAGGAAGCTGCGCGCAGCGGCTATTGAGCAGACAGCAGGAGAGAATTAGATGGACGCCTTTATCAACAGCACCACGTGGCATTACCAAGCATTCCTAAAAACAGGCAGTGGAGATGTGTGGCGAGTTTGGTTTGACCATGACGGTCAGCCGAACATGGAGAAGCTTGTCAATATGCGTGATTATCCGGAAGCCTTGGAAGCGCTGATTACAAGTGACCCACGCTGATAAGCGATTAACATGAGTGCACAAAGTCGTCATCGTATTATGATGCGCCGAGAAAGGATGCTTGTACGCATAGCACTCACAGTTGCAATTATAGGACTAACCGGCGCGTTTCTAACACAGTGCAATTTAGACCACTTCAAGAACGAGCTAAGATTAGAACAAGCGCGCTGATGGCCAAACAGCAGGGAAATAAAATGACACGGCCGAAAGAGTTTTTAGCGTGGGCGGCCGAGACGTTCGGCCCGATAGCCCTTGGCCGCAAGGAACGCTTGCGACGCTTCGCTGAGGAAGCTTTAGAGCTACTTCATGCGGAATGTATGTCGATCGAAGAACTGGACCGGATCATGTGGCGAGTTTGGAAGCGACCGCCTGGCGAGACCTTAAAAGAAATTGGTCAAGCGCAGGCTTGTCTTGAGATGTTCGCCGAGAGCATTGGCGAGTCCGCCGACCGATTAGCTCAACTCGAATTTGAGCGCGTGCAGACTGTTCCGAAAGAAGAATGGGAACGCCGACATGCCGCGAAGGTCAAACTCGGAATCGCCGGTTAACAAGAGACTAGCCGCCCGCAGCGGGCCTCTTAAGAAACGCAAGATTCGCCGCGCTATCGGCCGGCGGCAACTTATCGACCCGCTCGGGCCGAATCGCCCGCATTGTCTCAGCCGCTGTCGCATAGATTTTCTGCAATTGCGCTTTGAGCAAATCCGCCTCGCGTGCGGTTGCGTCACGCTGGCGCGTGCGCTTGTCGAGTGCTCCACGCAACGCAGCATTCTCCGATGACACGGCTTCAAACGCGACTTTGAGCGAATCGTTTTCGGCTTCGAGTTGGTCGTTACGAGCAAAGATGTCGTCCACTTTGACCTGCAATGCACCGGCTAGGTGGACAGCTTCATCACGATTATCTTCGCTCATTGGGTTAGGTCTCCTGTTGCGTGGGGAACGATAGACGAAGGAAAGAAGATAGGCAAGGTTAGGCGCCGACTCATTCTTGATGGACGCGAGCGGCTTGGCTGTCGCGTTCAACCGTTGAACAGTTTGGACAAAAGTGCTGATAATCCTTCGGTATCTTCTTGGCCGTCCATCCGAGTTTTAACGCTTCATCCCACACCTGCCGATAGGTTTTGAATATGAGGCGGACGCCTTCTTGATCAACACGGAATTCTCCGCAGCCGTCGCAGGTAGTGACAATATGGCCGCGTTCTTTTCGGATCGTCATCGCTTCAATTGTTTGGTGCGGGCTGTGAGACTCGAACTCACCTCGTCAGCTTGGAAGGCTGATGCACAACCCCTATGCCAAACCCGCTTGTTGGTGCCCAAGGAAGGATTTGAACCCACGACCCCCATTGACAATCTGTCCACATAGATTCAGACTTGCCCTGTGAAGTCAAGACAGTCACTTCAACCTTGCGGAGAAAGCCTGCATGTAGGATCACCCCAACCCATACGCAGCCGAACACTGCGCACATAGGGGCGTCGTTTCTAACCCGGAACGGCGCTCTCACTTTGAGTCCTTCAATTTCAGATCATACACTTTAACCAAAACCGGCCCACACTTCGCACACCAATAATTATGCAGCGCGATATGATCCTTGGTCGGATGAGGCTCGATCGTGGCAAGCGTTACCTCGGCGCCGCACTTCGGGCATTTGTCTTTGATGTGGAATTCCATCGCGGTTCATGGTGGCAGCGGCGCCGCGTTTCTCTTCATTCCCGCGTTTTGATCGATGATGATCAGTGCCGCAGCAATCTGCCGATTAATATCCGTGATCTGATTTTGCAGAAGCACAATTCGGTCGTCAGTGGCCTTGGCGACTGCCTGGAATGTTTTATCCTCTACAGGGTCGTGAGCGAGCTTCGTAATGAGTGTTGCTTGGGTTGCTTCTACAATGGCGAGCCGGCGCCCTAGATCGGAAATAGTTTTATCAGTATTGGCAAACTGATTCTGAGACACCGCCCATAACGCGCCCACGCCTAGCGCGACGACAGTAACCGCAATCGACATCCACGATTTGTCGTCGGCCATCAGCCATGCGGTCTTTCAAGCCCGCGAATGCGTTGTTCGTGATCTTTGGTGATGTCCTTCAACTGATCGTCGATACTGGATTCGACCTTGATATGATCGTCCAGTTTTGTAGTAAGAATCCCCAAGGCTCGGGACGCATCCTGTTGGGCATCGTTGATCTTACCGATCGCCGTCCACTGCAATTGGACGCCAGTTTTCTGATCGGCCTTTACGTCCTGCAATGTTCCCCACGCCATCCATATAACGGTACTTCCGGCCGCTATTGCGAAGGATAGAGCGCCACGAAATATCCAGGCCGCAGTACGCTCCTTGGTCTGCACCATTTCCTTGAGAAGATCGGCCATCACATTCCCTTGGTAAAGAAGAGGGCGCATTTGCGCGCCCTAGTAGTCTGGGAGGTTCGACACACGACGCTTAGAAATCGAAGTTGATGCCAGCGATGATCTTATGAGCCTGGCCTTGGATCGACGGCGTGAACATCGGACCACCAGTATTGAGGCCGATCGAGCGCCCGTTGCTTTCGTATTCGACCCAGGTATCGACGGCATAACCGTTGGCCAACTGCCAAATCTGTCCGGTTTTGACCACGCCCGCAGCGGACCATTCCGAGCCTTGCGAGCCGGCCGGCGTGAGCGTGGCGCTGATATCCTCACCCGCAACGCCGCCGCCGACATAGGCATGGCAGTTCGTTGCTACGAGGCCCGCTGGCAGGGCTGGGAGCGTCGGCAGAAGCGTGCCGAGGTTTGCCGGCAGATAGGCCACGATATTGGCACAGGGCATACCGACTTCGCCAACGCCTTCCAAGCGCCACGGACCCTTCATCGAGAGAATGCCGGCGGTTTGCGAGGATGTGCCGTTGAGGTTCTGCGCCGCGGCGGAAAACTCGAACCGGGCAAATTCGGCACCCTTGTTGATCGGGGTCGAATAGCCGAGCAGAACGCCGACAGAGCCGCCGATCGCCGATACGTCTCCGGTATTTGAGCCGGGCGCGTTGACGTTGAAGGTGGTTTCCGAGGCGTAGGAAGTCAGGCCCCAATAGATGCCTGCAGTCGTGTAGGGATAGGCTGGGGCAGCAGGAAGCGGAGTGGCCTTGACCGCCATATCCGCCGCGAACGAGGGGACCGAAAGCGCAAGAAGCGCCGTGGCCGCCATTAGCAATTTGCGCATGATCTTCTCTCCGTATTGAGATTGACTTTACGCGAATTGCTTTAACAGATTCAGTTGTGTCTTTGCTGCAACATACCGGATTAGTTTTGTTTGGTTAGACTGGCTACCTTGGCGCTCACGTCACCGAGAGGGTTTTACGGCCATAGAGGGTTGTGAGTTGACCTCCGTATGCTGGCAATATCCGGGAGTCGGCGGATTAAGTGACATTTTGTCCGTCGCCAGCCCCCGAGAGGCTGCGGTGCCCCGCTGCTTAAACTCGCGCGTCGATCCGTTGCAATTCGTTTTCGATATCGCTGAGCCAGGTCCCAGCCTTATCGAGATTGCGACGCAACGTCGGCTCCGGTTCAATTTTGTTCGCGCCGGCGGCGCCAGCATCGCGCGGCTGTGAACCGTGTAGCTTGTTGCCGAGTTCGATAAGATGATTGTGGATGACGTTAAGGCGTTCCACGATTCGCCCGCTGTCGTTCACCAACGATTGAGGTGCTGGTGCCGTTTGCATCTGTCCTTCGCCGTAAGCCATTTCTATTTTCTCCTGCCGCTGAAAGCCGCCGCGGCGCGCGGATGGATGCTATGCAGACGTTACGTATTTTCTCCACCCTCTATGGCCGTAAGAATCTCACAGAACTTTTGAGCGACTAAGTAGCCAAGCTAACCAAACATCACCCGTGCTGTTCCGGAGCGCTTGGACCTTTCATCAACACGCCAACAATGATTTGAGCATCGGCATCCAGCGTCGGTAACTCTGCGACCACTGCCGCGATAGTCGGCTTCGTTTTCTCGTAAAGTGCCTGCGCCTGTTGGATGAGAGGCTTTGCTTCCACTAACAGATGCACGAACGCGGCAATGCCGGGAGCGTCCGCTTCGAGCTTGGCGATTTGTGCGTCGCTCAAGCCCTCGGCATGGCCGGCTATTTCCAGGAGGAAATTGCTCACTGCGCAACCACCTTGTCGCTGGGCGTCGCCGCAGCGACAGCGGGTGTCGACATGACTGTGTGGACCTCAGGAATTGCTGCAATGACATTTGCAGCCGTGACCGCCGCCGCTGGTGAACTCGGTTGAACGACAAGGGCACCGCTTGCGGCAACGGATGCCTTCTGTGAAGTAAGGCTCGCCTTGTTCTTTCCCCACCACGCCAATGCGATCATGACCAGCGGACCGGCACCGAGCCAGAATTCTTTCGCACCGTTTATCATGTGGTCAAAATCGGTTTGAAGGTCCGTAGCCGACAAGGCGTTAAAGCCTGCGACGGTAGCGGCGCCGGC